CGGCACTGTGCCTGCGATGAGGCCGATAAACAGCCAGGTGGTCACGGTATTAGACACATGAAGCGCCACAGCGATGCCCTTGGCAAATACCAGGAAGCCCACGCACCAGCCGATAGCAATGGGCAGGAACCACCGCCAATATTTGGGGATGGCGGTCTTGGGGTGGGTCAGCACTTCCATGAAAGGGCGGTAGATGTCGAACACCACTGCCAGCACGCCGCCGGAGACGCCGGGCAGAATGGCCCCTGCGCCGATCAACGTACCGCACAGCAGATTTCGCAGCCACCGCGTCACGAAATCCTGGTCCCGTTTACCCTTCACGCGTCCGTCTCCCCCTCGACATTTTTCTACATATAATATCAGTTTTAACCACCCCTTTCAATCCGATACCATGAAAACTTTCTCAGCAAATTTTCTCAAAAATTAAAAATCCCAAATGTCAAGACTAAATTATAAAAAGTCCTAAAAAATTTTTAATAGCCAGAAAAACCAGGGGCGCCGGACTATGCGGCGTCCTTGCTTTTTGCCCTCCTCCGCCGCGGCCTGTGCAAAAATAGGCGCAAAGGATCGGGCCGGCGGCCTTGGCGGCTCCAGCCTGGTCTTTCCCTGTATTCAGCAGATCAGGCCGCCGTGGCCATTTGTTCGTCGAAAAGCATTTTAGGCGTTGCCCAGTCCAGTATCCGGCGGGGATAGTTGGCCAGCCATTCCTCCACCTGTGCCACCTCCGCTGCCGTTACGTTGTCGAAGTTCGTCCCCTTTGGAAAAAACCGCCTTATGATCCTATTCATGTTCTCATTGGATCCGCGCTCATAGGCGGAATATGGATGGCAATAATAAATTTTCGTTCGTGGCGTCCTGGCCCGCTTTGACCGCTCCATTCCCTCGCAGTCCTGGAACTCGCAGCCATTGTCCACCGTGATAGACAGGAAAACCCGTCGGAACTTTGCACCCATGCGGCGCTCCAGTCGGTCCAGCGCCCGGACCACGCTTTCCATGGTGTGGTCCGGCACCCAAAAGATTATTGGGTATCTGGTCAGGCGTTCGGTTAGAACCACCAGGGCCGCCTTGCTGCCCTTGCACCCGATCACGCTGTCCATTTCCCAGTTTCCGAATGTGTCCCGGTCGTTGACCTCCTCCGGGCGGTGTTCTATGGTGTCCCCCTTTGGCGGCCTGGCCCATCCCTCTTTTTTCTGTTCCCGTTTCCCCTCATTCCTCCGCTTGCCTTTATAAAGCAGGTCCTGATCGGACAGGTTCAGGAATACGCCTTTATAAATCCAGTTATATAGGGTCGTTTCGCAAATGCTGGTTTTGAACTCTACCCCGTCAATCTTGATCTGTGCCAGGGCTGCGCCTGGGGATCTCCTTTTGTTGATGATCTGATCCTCTATGTACTCCGAAAAATCATAGTCATTCCCCAGCTTAATGTCCGGCCCTTTGGCGCGTAAATTTTCCTGGTATCTTTTTTCCGCCACATCCGCGCAGTATCTTTCCACAAATTCATATTCGCTGGTCTGCTGGACGCAAAGGCCCCGCTCGATCTCGTTGTAAATCGTCTTTCTACACTTCCCCAGGGCCTCCGCGATCTTGGCCACCGGGGTGTTGATCCTCAGCATTTTTTCAATAGTGATCCGGTCCTCCAGTTGCAGGTGTTTTGTCCCTTTGTAATTCATAGTAACCTCCCACCACACGACAAAACCGGCGCGGTACAATACCACGCCGGTTTCACTCTCTCCCCAATAGCCACAACACGGAAACTTCCAAAATGTCCGCTATGGTGATAACTTCGTAATCTGTCACAAACCTGTTTCCGCTCTCGATCCTGCTTATGCTGTCCCGCTCCATCGGGATCCCGATCAACTGTAACTGTCTGCATAAGTCGGACTGCGAATAGCGCTTTTGCAGGCGGGCCATTCTGATACGATCACCACATATATTCCGTTTTCCGTGAAATGTGTATGCCCTCATGGGTCCCTCCAGCCGTCGAAATAGCCAACAATTTGCTTAATATTACCACGGTTCAATTTCTAAGCCCGTTGGAATATCCAGCATTGAAAAAATTTAGCTATTTCAGACGGGGGAGGTGGCCTGAAAGTGTCCCGGCCCTCTCTTTACTCCTCCACGGGGTTGTCCTCCAGTATCTCCGCCGCCAGCCGGTCCATGGCCTTTTCCATGAACTCGTTTAGGCTGTACCCGGCAGCCTCCGCCGCCGCCCTGTATCTGTCTTTCTTCCCCTTTCGCACAAACGGGGAAAGTCTGTCGTAATTTGCGGCGTTGTATTTGTTTTTCGCCCTGGTCGCTGCGGTTCCTTGCCTCTTTTCCATGGTATCGCCTCCTTTGCCCATTATTATACATCCCATTTTGTACTTGCGCAAGTATATAATTTGCACAATCTCACACAAGTATATTTGTGCAGTATTCCATCTTGAAAATATACTCACACAAGTATATAATAATAATCAGAAAGGGGGAACAAAAACAAATCCAGGTCAGAGTTAGGAGGCAGTCCAATGGGTAGACGAAAAAAGCGCCGCAGGCAAAAGCCCACGGCGCAGCCCAAAAGAATGGAAAGCCTGGCAGCAGACATTCTTGCGGGCACAATATCCGGCCTGATCACAGCGGCAATCCTGAAATTGCTTGACTGGTAAAGGCCAGGGGTGCGGGGCCTGACCCCCGCACCCCAAACTATAAAGAAAAATCATTCCTTTGTCAATAGGAGGCCAAAATGAAATATCTGGTTTTCGTGGCCATTTTCGTGGTCGTGTTCGTCCCGGTGAAATGCGGGATCCGGGCGGTCCGTCAGTACCTCGATAGGAGGAGGGGCCGGAAATGATACGCGGCACATTGGCAGAAAAGGACCCCCGGCACTGCGCCGGGGGTCCTCTCTTTACTCTTTCCGTTTCTCCATGTTGGTGATTTGCTCCAGCGTTTGCCGGAATTTATCAAACCCAAACATGGCCGCAAACGCGACAAAAAAGCCCAGGCAGACAGCGGCGACCACCATGTACCACGCAATGGGCACCGCCTTGATCTTGCACACGGCAAAGAACGCCAGCAGGGTCACAGCCATGGCCGTGATGAACGCCAGCACGTTGGTGGGCACCTTGTCCCAGGTCAGTTTCTTGAGCACTTCCACGATGATATTTGTAATCACCATCAGGATCAGAACCGCCGGTAAAATCGCGGCAAGAATGGTCTGAATATTCTCCATCTTTTCTCCTCCTCAAATCTCCGGGCTGTCCGTGTTTTCCCCACCCGAAAAGCCCTTGGCCTTGGCGCTCTCGAAAGTGATCCCGCCCTCTGCGTGGTCGATCTTGCACAGGCTCAGATACCCGGTCAGCCCTGCGCCGATGATGGCCTCCGCCAGCCCCACAGCTGCGGTCAGCCAGGCCGCCGCGCTGGTATACCCCAGCCTGATACACAAGTACATTAACGCGAAGCACTCCTGCACAATACCGATCCCGGCCAGGATCACCAGCAGCGTCAGCAGCTTGCTCCAGGATCGCTTTTTCTTCGTCCCCGTCATGCCTGCCCCATGAGCTTGGCAAACCGGTACAGCAATACGGCCAGCTGCTCCCGCGTCAGAAAGTCCTCCCACATGAAGTTATCGTCTCCGCCGCCCTGGATCAGGCCCTTGCCCACGGCCCACTCTCTGGCCTCCTGGCTCCATGTTCCGCTGTCGTTGCCCTGGAGCTGCCCTCTGGCCTCCCGCAGGATCGCCAAACACTCATCCGGCCCCAGGGCCTCCACGATCTCTTTTCCGGTCATACTGTCGTCCTCCTTGTTGTAGTTCCGGGCGTCCACGGCGAAATAATACTTCACCTGCGCCCGGAATGTGCCGATGTCCCCGTTCACTCTCGCGTCCTTGGTGCTGGCCGGGTCGTTGATCCGCACCTTCCCGTCCTGCCACCACACCAGAACAAAATGCCCGGAGCTGGTCCAGTTGCCCTTCCCCATACAGGCGATGATGTAATACCCCTGCTGTAGCAGATCTACCGCCTTGTCGTGGACGGCGCTGGTGGAATTTCCATACAGGCTGGAACCGTTCAGCTGTCTGCACGCGATCCCGAACGCCTGGAACTGCGGCACAAAGTAGCTGTAATAGGTCCCCTGATTCAGGGCCTTGTACCCGTGGGCCATGGACCAGTTGCAGGCGTCCAGGGGGGTGTAGGTCTGCCCGGTCAGGGTCTCGATCACCATGGCCGCGCAGGAAGGCCCGCACCCGGAGCCGCCCACGGTGGCAGTCTCGCCCTTGACTTGGTACGGCTTATCCTTCCAGCGAGCGTCCGTCTGCATATACAGAACCGGTTTCTTGTTCATGTCCTCACTC